GCCCTGCTTCCTGTAAATATAAATTGACAATGCCCAGCATATTGCCTAAGTAGTTTTCTCATATTATGATAAATAAATTCAAGATTAGAGCGGTGAGGGCTAAAGTTGTTATTTCTTCCAATAGCAGCTAAATCACTTTCAGTCACGATATAAAGATAACTTTCAAACTGTTTGACCCTCTCCATTTCAGCGCAAAATCTTTTAAAGCCCATTCCAAAGGTAGATTTAAAATCCGTTTCGCTTTTACGGTCAACGTAGGTATAATTGTAATCGTCGCCGCCCACCGTATAATCTCCAAAGTCTAGTTTCAGGGATTCGGATCGCGGAAAACTTAAGGGTTTTTGCTCTCGCGTGTCAATTAAAATATTCAAGGCGTCGAATTTTTCGTCTTCCACAAAAAATTGTTTTTTGACTGCTTTACCATAGAGCGGTTTTACTCCTACCTCTTCGCAAGCCGCACTATAGCTACCAAATAGTTTTTTATAGATATCAATGGGGGGTAACTTTTTTTGCTTTAATTCAAGGTGACACGGAGCGAAGGAAAGGGATTTTTCCTTTATTCTGTGTTGAAGTTGTTTTAGAATATAGGGAGCCACCTCTTCCTCTGGCGCCTGTTTGCACCATTTGAGCAATTGCTGATAGGTAGAGAAGTCTTTATGAAAATAGTCAAATTTATTCTTAAAAGGTAATGGGTCTCCAGTCAGCTTATTATAACGAGGGTAATATCTGCAGTAATACTCTGCCTGTGTGACTTTGTGCGCCTTTAAGTGCCCATGAAGGCTACGCTCTTTGACAAAGGGTTTTTCGCATATTTTACAATTATACGCATTACTTTCCATAATATTCTACCGCGTGACCTTCTGCCACAAGCATGCGATTTAAATTTAAATCATCTGCAATTATTTCTCCCAATACCCTACCGTATTTACCGAGCCCGTGACTTTTTAGAATTAGGGGTGCCCCCTCACACATTTCAATAAGACGATCTTTCGCCGCAAACCCCCTTTTCTTTTCTTCCTTATCGCGGGTGCGCGTTTCAGGAGTATTAATACCATAAAGCCGTATGCGCTTTTTTACAGAGGTATGGAAGCCTAAATCAATAAGCACATCCACGGTGTCGCCGTCTACTATTTTAATTACTTCCTTAATCTTATATTCGTACATTTTTAATGGTCGTCTAGGGAATTGTCGGTCTCTAAGTAATTTTCAATATAATTAGTAAGCTGTATGTCACTCAAGTGCTTAACGTCAACCTCCTTTGCGTGGCACACATAATAAAAAACTTCAGCAAGATTTAAAAAATTGTGCCTTGACCACATAGTCTTCACAAGATCGAGAACTCGATCAATGTCGGCGTCGTCTCTATAATGTCGCATATTAATTATAATTCGTGTTCTTCTATTTTTAAAGCACTGCCTATAACAACTCTCCTTTTGAAAGGCCGAGTACTCGCGATTTCCACTCAGGCATCTTTTCCATGCGGTCAACCTCTTCCTTTACGGCTCGCTTTTGGAGTTCCGCAATTTTTATCATTATTTTGCGCTCTTCCTCATTTTGGAATAATTGGACTAAATTAATTAAACTTGCGTTTTCTTGTTGTTTATTCGCCACCCTCTTTGCTCTATCTCCACTTAATCTCATTATAAGTGATTCCATTCTTTTTTCGCACTGGTTGTATTCTTCACTTTTTGTTTTAAGTAGTTCCGCCAACCTTATGCTCATATCTTGTTGTTCCTCAGCTTCATTAAACATTCTATTAAGTTTTTCTACATGAGCTGATATATTTTTTAGATTGATATAGTCCACACAAACATTAATGTATAAATTTATCTCATCTGCACTTAAGTCTGGTTTGTCCCACGTTGCACGAATAAATTCAGCCTCAAACAATTCTCGGTCAGCATGAGCAGTATAATTATTGATAACGCTTGAAAAACGAGGTGCCTGTAAAAAAGAAATTAAAGCATCTGTACAGTTTTTCTGCTGCAAGCTCAGCCTGTCGACTTTTAAGTCCTCTGAGGTATATCTATTAATTTTCCTGATGGCAGATAAAGGGGTAGTGGGTGGAGAATAACAGTCTCCCACAGAACTTTCTTCAGCTTTCACAAAAGACGGAGCATTTTCTTTTAAATAATTGTTGACTACAATCATTTCTTTGCTTAATGGTGTCATGTTAACTTCTGGAAAAAGTAAACCTGCAATCTGGAAGGCGGTCATTCCATCTTCTGCATATTGCACCACAAATCCCTTTTGCTCCTCCGTAAGCTCTACCACATGGATATCTCGCTGAGTGGTATTATATTTCATTCCCGCTTGGGCAAGAAACTCTCTCACGAGGCGACCCTCCTTGGTTCTGCCGTCTAAGGAGTCGTCCATGAACAACTGACGGGTTAATTCTATTAAACTTGGCGTAGTATTATAATTTTCTCGCAACCATTGTTTTTGTTCGTCGTTTAATTCCATTAGTATAAAATAATGTCCGAGGTTTCTATTAATCTGAGCGCTTTTTCTTTAAATTGCTTTTTTAAGTTTTTGATTTGTTTGTAACCTGCCTTACGCCCCTTTTCGGTGGTTTTATAGCCTATGGCCAACGCCACTTCTTCTTCGCTCATATTTTCAATAAAAAGCATCTCATAGGTCTTATATTGCCTGTCGCTTAAAACTTTTCTCATTTCCGCGTGCAGTTTCTCTTGTGCTCGTTCTATATCAAACGAACCTTTATCAGGTGTAGAAAAAACCTCGTGCGCATGATGCTCTATAGCTAAGGGCACTTTAATCCTGTATGCATCTTGCTTTCTTTTTTCCCAATTAGCGTACAAGGGACACTCTGCGCACTGAAGGCCGCTTTTGGTAAAACCGCAAAGGTCGTTGTCAAAACTATTCACCTTGGCCTCTTTTGCGGCCTCTGAAAGTTGCTGGGCAAAGGGACAGGTCACGCAGGGTTTCGCGAAACTGGTATAATTGTTTCGCATAATATTTTTAAGCTGATTGCTTATTACTTTGTTAACCCATGGACCAAGAGCACGCTTTTGATCCCATTGGTCCCATTTTTTATAGATATGAAGGCGGATAATTTGTTCAACATCTTCAAAATCCAACCACCCCAACGAATGCAACGCCCATTTGCTTCGCCTCTTGCGAAGCTCTACATCTATGGCATCCGCTTTATCTTGGTAAGTATATTTTTTACTCACCTATTTCCTCAGGCCGCCGAATGCTTTGGCATTCTGCAATAGATTCCTTTAGATGAGCCTCGGACCCCTTATCTTTGGGGCTTGCTCTAGAAAATTTATCATCTGGAGCGCCTGCTTTAATTAGATCTCCTAATTTATGCGAAGAAGTAGAGATATCAATAGTATAGTCTAGCTTATTGATAAGGGGGATTCTTTCTATTGGTTCGGCTTCCGCTGGACTTGGGTCGGAAGATAATGAAGCGCGCGTATCATTCATGGGTTGTCCGCAATTAGAACAAAATTTAGGTGCAGCAGCCGCATAAGTATGCTTGGTCCCGCAATGGGGACAATATTCAGTTTTCATATCTTATTTTATTAAATTTTTTAATACTTTTCAATATTAGATTAAATACCCACAAATAATACGGGCTTGATCTCTCAGACGAGATAGCTTTATACACTCTTCTTTTTGTTCTTTTACAAAGTCTATTCCCAATAAGCCAATTATTTTACCATTAAGAGTCTTGATTGGAACTGCATAAAAACTTTTTACCCCCCTGTCTTGCAGCAAGTGCTTAAAGCTTACGTCTTCGATGTCTTCCATTGAATCACCGCAAAACCCTCTTTCATTAATTAACTTATCTATAAAATAGTGGAAATTAGAGGCGCGAAAGTTTTGGGACCTTTGGGCCTCCGAACTTATCCCTTCCTTGACTTCTTCATAGGTGCAGCTAAATTTTTGTTGAGAACCGCCCGAATAATAGATGTCTCCATTGTGAAATTCATAAACATAAACGCGATCAGCTCCAAACTCTTCCATGGTATACTCCAAGGCGGTATAAACGTTTTGATTGCGCTTTGAGTGTTCATGCAGAATGTTTTTTTCTTTTTTTCTGGTGTCGTACCTATTATGTAACCACAAGCTGAGAAAGGTGGCTCCTAACGTAGCCAGTGCGCTAATTATTGATGCCCAGATAATTTCCATTACTTTTTCTCCAGTTTCTCTATTTTCTTCTCTATTCTCTTTAGCAATTTATCTTTAATGGTATCTATCTTGTTATGAAGCATATAGACATCTTGTCGGCGAGCTTCTAATACCTTTTCAGCTTTTCCCCAATAATAATGCATTTCTTCTTTTAATTCTTTTTTGGTATGGTCAACATAAAGCTTATCGGCTCGAGCCTCTTGTCTCAGCTCTTTTTGAGTATTATCTATAGCTACTTTTAATTCATCGTCCTTATGCCTCTCCTCGCTTTTAAAGGAATCAAGCGATTTACGAATCCCATAAATTTCTGAGCGCACGAACTCCATTCCTTTTTCTGCGGTTAACTCTGCCTGCTTGATATCATTCATAAGGGATTTGATTACGAATGCCACAGATCCTGTAACGAAGGCGCCGCAGATGCAAATTGCAACCGCCGTGATTATACTTATTTCGCTCATTACTTTCTTACTCGCCCAAAAAAGGCTCCCGCGATGGCGCTTAAAAGATGACTGTCCGAAGGCAAAAATGTAATTCCTGGTAATTCCAGATACTTTATATGCTCAACGGGTTCAATAAGAAATAGAAAACCTCTGCTCGTCTCAGTAAACGCAAAATAAACAGGGACATCAAAAAATAAAGGTCCCACAATGCGCACCCCAATAATACAGGTGAACGCCATGATGGCTAATACCGCCGTAGTCCAGCCGAATAAGAGCTTGGGAATTTGGGCGCGCACAGACTTTTGTGCGTCCACCTCCATATGAACGAAATCTCTTTCCATGGCACGCTCCATGCGACGATCTTCTCCAGCTTGCATCCATTTATCTATCAGCGCCCTGAGAACGAAGGTAACAATAAAGGTTATAACTTGTGGGGGAAACATCTCCCAAGTAATTACACTTAATTCGTTTCCTGCAGTCGTTTTATGATAAATTTTAGAATCTTACTGCGCTTAATATCCTCTATTCCAAACCGAAAAGTATGGATCCCCAGCTTTTTACTTTCTGGATCGGTAAATCTATCGCACATTGCTCGATAGCCCGTTTTGCCATTAATATCACTTTGCATGAAATCGCCGCAAACAAATATTTTCGTACCTTCTCCTATTCTTGTTATTAAAGTGGTTAATTCCTTAAAGCTGAAATTTTGAGCCTCATCGGCCACCACAAGCTTATTTCTCCAATTAGCTCCCCGTAAATAATTTATTGGCATTGCTTCTATTCGCTTTTCGTGGAATAGTCTTTGATGATCAGAGGGTTTCAATAATTCTTCTAGTTTATCCTCGAGAGGTAACATATAGGGATTAAACTTTTCATCCGCATTACCAGGGAGGGCGCCCATATTTCTTTCGGCGCTTTCTATAATAGTTCTAACATATAATAGCTCTAATTCCTTATCTTGGGCCAATAATCGCAATGCGGCATAAATTGCCATATAAGTCTTACTGCTTCCCGCAGGGCCATTAATAAGCATAATTTTGGTCTTAGGATCAATAGCGATCTCGGCAAAAGACTTCTGTTTTTCAGTAAGTCTGTGATTTTTTATATAGAAAAATGGATTTTCTAATTCGGATTCTACAATCGATTGGGGGACTTCTGGCGATGTTCGCCTTTTTCTTCGTGCCATCACATATAATTACACTCATTCCCTAGGCCTTCGGATTTTTTTTTGGTTAAGCGTTTTATTATGTTTATATATCTTCAGATACTTTTATTCAAACGGGTGGGGGGTGTCCCCACGAATGAAAAAAGGGCCCCCTCGGCGTTGTCTGAGTTTCCCCCCTCCGCTTTTTTTTCGAAATGGGGGGAGTGCTTGAACTGATTAAAGGAGTACCTGCCAGACCGTATGCTCTCCCCACCCCAAGGCTAGCGTTACATCTGCGAGCCTGTGCAAGTTTGCGTTGACTGTCGCCGTGTTTAAAAATACATCAGACTTTTTAGCCTCATAAAAAATATGATTCCTTGAAATAATGACTGGCTCATTGCCAAGCTCTGGCAATGTGGTGAGAACAAAAGGTTGAGCTTCCATCTTAAGAGGAGAACAGCGCTTCCCTCGCATGGAAACATTCTTCAATGAACGCCTGACGGCTTTGCTTGTCGGAAAGCTGGCGGAAAAAATCAACTTTGATAATGCGGGGAATGTCGGAATCCCTGACCGCTGTTCGAGCAATCTCGAAATCGGCATGGGACTCGGCAACTTCAATGAGATTTTTTAAGTGGATAATTGTTTTATGCATGGTGATTTCCTTAATTTTTTCTATGATATAATTTTATAGGATTTTCTGTAAAGTGTCAAGCCTTTAATTTTGGCTGCAAACCTTGCATGCGAACCTTTTCCTGCGCGAGCTTCTCCAGCTCGGCATCGTCCAGCGCGGCTTGGTCTGCGTTGAATTCATCGACCACGGAGAAGAAGTTCCTGCGGAATCGCTTGGCAAACAATATCTGCGTTTCACGGGAAGGTGGAAATTGCGCTCCCGAAGGTTCTCCCATGCACAACTTGGCGTTGTCTTCCAGAGCTTTTCTTGTAGCGGCGTGGGTTTCTGGGCTTGCCAGCCATGCACGATGCGCTTTTATGTGGGCGTCTCGGGCGGCTTTTCTTTGTGCTTTTGATTCTTCCATTTTCTTAATCTTTATATAATAGTATGACAGAATTTTCAGCAATCACAAGAAAAATATCATGCAGTTGTATACGTATAAGCAAAACTAATGCGAGCGAGTGAGATTCTAATGACCACCCCGCAACCCGCATAAACACTGGGCTGGCGGGCCGCGGGCCCCGCCGTCAGGCTCTAGCCCGCTCTACGACTGGGCTAGCGGCCGATGGCTGTGAACGCTATACATAAGACACTATACATAAGCTATGTATAACGCTATACATAAGGCTACTTGAGAGCTTCAAGCTCCTTGCGGATAGCGTTAGCGTGTAACGCACGGATGGAACGCAAGGATTCCTTGCGTGACTTGTTGAGCTTGGCAGTCCACCAAGCGAGATCTCTTTCGAGCTTTTCGATTTCTTTTTGTTTTGACATAATAGTTAAAGTTTAGCTGAACATCTCCAGCATCTCGACGGACACGCAGTCCATGTCGATCTGTTCTTCGTCGTCTTCGTCGATGGGATCGGCATCGACTTCGGTTTCGATGCGGACAAATTCGTCCATGATGTCCTCGGACGTTGCTTTGGTTTGTGTGCCGTCTACGGCATCCAAGACTTGCTCGACGGCTTGCTCGGCGTGTAGCTCGGCAAAGAGGGATTGAAGGGCGAGAGGGAGTTGTGAGATGGATTTGCTCATGGTGGTTTTTTCTTTTTTGTTTGTGTTTAAACTTTGACGACAACAGCGAAAGACTCGAACCCAGGAACGTCACCCTCAAATGAGGCATTTGCATCCTTGCAAGCCTCATCGGCTAGGAGCTTGTGGTTGGTCTTGAGCAGGATATGCTCGGACTCGTTTCCTGTTAGGATATCAAAACGAACTTCTATAACTTTAAACATGGTTTTTATCTTTGGTGGTTAACTTTCTTAATTTTGTATGGTACCATTATAAACGAATTTGTGAAAAATACAATAACAATCTTCACCCGCCAGCCCAGTCATAGAGCCAAACGTGAAAATAATCGTAAAAAAAATCGCTTAAAGCTCCCTAAATTGCGGAAAATTCGGGGGAAAAATTAAATAGGCAATTAAATCGGATTTAATTCGGAATAAATGAATCGCCCATGTAAGTTGCAACTTACCTAACGACCGCCCCGCAACCCGCATGAACACTGGGCTGGCGGGCGGCGGGCTCCCGCGCCCCGCTGCAGCCCGCTCTATGACTGGGCTAGCGGCCGATGAGCTTAAACGCTATGCATAAGACGCTATGCATAAGCTATGCATAAGCGTTATACATAAGGCTACGCTACGCGCACCTTGACAAGGCGATAACGGCGACAGCCTGAAGCCTGAGCGATACGCTGGCGCACCAGTTTGTCCGCGACAGCCAAAGGCATCGGCAGGGTTTCAGCTTGCCAATCTTTGGCTTTAGTTGTTGATTGTAGGACGTACATAAAAGTCTACTTGAGGGCTTCAAGTTCCTTGCGGATTGCGTTGACATGCAACGCACGCATGGCAATCAAGGAGTTCTTGCGTGAGCGGTTAAGCTTGGCAGTCCACCAAGCAAGGTGAGTTTCAAGGCGAGCGATTTTTTCGTTTTTTGTCATAATGGTCTTAAAGGGTTTTTCTTTTGTCTACAATCTGCTGGAATAAAAGCGCCTTAATGGGAGGCGGAACGTCCGACCATTGAACCATTGTTCGGGCAATAGTCAAGTCGGTTCCACATTTGGCGGAGCTTATAAGGTTTTTTAAATCAGAAATTGTTTGCATGGGTTTTTGTGGTTTTAAATTTTTTATCTTGGGGCGCTCATCTCCCCGTCATACGAGCGTTAAATGGGAATTTTCTTTGTCATAATCTTGGCGCGCCCATCTCACCATCAGGAGGGCGTTAAATGACGTTTGGATTTCGGATGAACATTTTTTTTGATTTACAGGATTTTTTAAAGTGAAACGCAGTGTTGTTTTTTCAATGTCCCTTTTGTGGCGACTCTCAAATTAGTGGCCGAGTTTAGGGTTTTGCCGTTGCGTGTCGTAAAGTCTTTTTGGTGAGGTCTTTTCTAATTTTCTATGTTACCATTATAAACCATTTTTCGAAAAATACGAGAACAAAATCGGGCCACGAGGCCACTAATAGAGCCAAATGCGAAAATAAATGCAAAAAAAATCGTTTAAAGCTCCTTAAATTGCGGAAAATTCGGGGGGAAAAATTAAATCGGATTTAATTCGGATTTAATTCGAGCAATGCGTTTTTAGTAAGTTGCAACTTACCTAACGACCGCCCCGCAACCCGCATAAACACTGGGCTGGCGGGCCGCGGCGTCCGCCGCCACGCTACAGCCCGCTCTATGACTGGGCTAGCGGCCGATGAGCTTAAACGCTATACATAAGACGCTATGCATAAGCTATGCATAAGCGTTATACATAAGGCTATGCCCAAATGACATTTACAGGCTTGCCATGTGCCGCATGGGATGAGGACACCATGCGAGCGGTGTACTTGCGAATGACACGCTTAACATACTTCCGACTGACGGAGTTGTGTGTTCCAATCTGGAACCCACGATTGAAGACTTGCAGGCGATAAACGCCCGACTTGGTGGTTGCTATAATGAATTGCATTGTAGTGGTTTTTGTTTGTGGTTAAATTAGAGGCTTGTGGCAATCCTGTTGTGGAGCCACACAAGAGCCTGTTCATGGCGGGCAAGCTCCGACTTGCAAGCTCGGATCTCTCCGTCTCTTGCGTCTCTTGCAACAAGCCCAGCGACTTCAGCCTTCAGGTTGGCAATTCTGGTTTGCAGGTAAGTTTTGTTTTCTTCTCTGGTCATAGGACTAAAGGTCGAGGTTTTGGTGGATGTGGACACCATTGGAGGCGTTGAAAAGGTTGGTGACTTCCCCGCCAATGGAGGAGCAAATGCCATGCTCGGCATCGAACCTATCAAGGTTGATGTCGGCGTTGACTTTCGCCAAGGCGATTGCCTTCTTGGGAGAAGGGGAGAATCCCACCCCAAAGGCGGAATTTCCTGCGTGAGGAGTGAGGACTAAATGAGTAGCTTTGAACATGATTTTTTTGGATTTAGTGGTTTTTTTAAAGTTAGCGTAGTTTTGTTTTTTCAATTTCCCTTTTGTGGCGACTCTCTAATTAGTGGCCGATGGTAGGGTTTTGCCGTTACGCTTAAAGTTTGGTCTTTCTCAATTTTGTATGTTACCATTATAAACTAATTTTGGGAAAATACGATAAAAAAAACACGCCACGAGGCCACTAATAGAGCCAAACACGAAAATAAATGCAAAAAAAATCCGTTAAAGCTCCTTTTTTTGCAGGAAATTCGGAGGAAAAAATTAAATCCGATTTAATTCGGATTTAATTCAAACAATGCGTTTTAGTAAGTTGCAACTTACCTAACGACCGCCCCGCAACCCGCATAAACACTGGGCTGGCGGGCCGCGGCCCCCCGCCGCCCTTATGTATAAGGCCTTATGTATAGTGGCTTATGTATAACGAAAAAGTGCGACGGGGAGAACCACCAACCCCGCCGCACGCCATGCTGTCAAAAGTTTTTAATATTGGTTAATAAAGTCAAATCCCCTGCGACCTGTACGCTTGTAAAGATAGCGGTCACGGGTTTGCTTGTCCGACTTTTTCAAGTCGCAGATAAAACGCAAAGCGTCACCGATAGTTTTAAAATTTTGGTGACTCGCTCGATAATAAACGTCCCCGCTGTTCCTAGCGAGAAAGTTTAGGCAATAAGGTAATTGTTTTAGATCAGTCATTTTCCGTTGGTGAAGAACAGTCCTGAATCGGCCATGACTGCCTGCATGAATTTGGTTTGTGAAAAGTTGGGATTGATATCCTTAAACTTGGTTGATAGGTCAAAGGCAATACCTTGCACCACGTTTTTGTTGTGGTCGTGCTTGTGAGCCTTGTTGAGTGTTTGAGCAATAAGCTCGAAGTGTTTACGTGTCATGATTTTTTTGTTTAGATAATAATATGAGTGCCGTGAAAACCCTTAAGAGTCCGCAGGTCGCTGATGCAAGCAAGGACTCGTACAGGCGGGGACTGATCCGAGCCAATGCCCTTGAGCAATGCGAAGCGACCACGAATGGAAGTCACCTTGCAAAGTGAATTTTTTTTAGTGAGGACTTTATCGTTAGTTTTAATCATGGCTTAACTTTTGGCGAGAAGGTTCTTGTTGTCCTGATGGATGCTGACAACATTGAGCCACTTGTGCGGGCTTAAGCTGGCAACTGGGCAAGCAACCTTTCGTTGCGAACCAACGCAACGGAAAATCGCAAACTGGATGCCGTCAGGGTCTTTGACTAGGTCAAGGACAACGCCAACGAGACCTTGAGGAGAGCGAACAATATCATTTTTTTTAATCATGGTGGTTTTTCTTTTTGTGGTTTTTAATCTTAATATAATAATAGTATGACAGAATTTTTGATAAAGTCAACCCTTTTGTGAAAGTTTTTTCACTTTTTTATCTTATGAGCAAAACTTATACCGAGCAGAGAAATTCTAATGACCGCCCCGCAACCCGCATGAACACTGGGCTGGCGGGCCGCGGCCCCCCGCCGCCCTTATGTATAAGGCCTTATGTATAGCGGCTTATGTATAGCGGCGACTGTTTAACCGATGAGACGAATCCAATCCATCACTACAATATGCAGGACGTAAAGGAACGCAGTCAGGGACAACAGCAAAAGCGGTTTGGCAAATAAATCGGCAATGTGCTTCATGTGTTTTTTAGGTTGTAAGGTTAGCGTAAGCAAGGGAAAGACCAACAAACAAAATTACTTCAATCATTTTTTTATCGGGTTAGATATGCAAAAACTAAAAGGGCGATAATTGATAGGCCGAAAATAATCATTTGACTGTTTCGTTTTGATCGACATCGAAAACTGCGGTCTTTTTTTCCTTGGCGAGACGCTGGGCGAGACGCAAGGCTTTAGCTCGGCAGGATAGTTGGAAAACTAATTTTCCTGCATGGAATACATTTGTCCATTTTTGGATGTTTGGGTGCTGTTCTACAATAACCATTATTCTATAACTTTGAAAATTTTTGTGGAGAAAAGCCAATACATTTCTTCCATGCCTTTGACATTAGCAGGACGCCAAAATTTTGCTTTAGTGAGAGGATCTTCGATGACCTTGGCAACTTCAAATTGGTCGCCCACATTCAAAAGATACTGGTTCATGCGGAGTGGTTTTATAACTTCGAGTTTTTTCATGGTTCTAGTATGAGGGGAAAGGGTTAAATTGTCAAGCCCTTAAAACAATTTCCAAGGGAGAAATGGATCTCGTTCAACAACTTCGACAACCCGAAAAACATTGCCACCTTGGGCAAAGAGGAGGTCATTCATCTCGCAAACGGAGAGCTTGCCGTCAGTTGTCATGTTGACGTTGGACTTGAGAATTGTGTTGGTGTCAGGATCGACAATATCTACTTTTAGGTGGTGCATGGTTTTTTCTTTTGTGGTTCTTAATTTTAATATACTACAATTTTATATGAGATTGCCGAAAATGTCAAGCACTTTCTAGGTTTTTTTCCCACTCAATTTCACCCTTCACGATCTGGGCAAAAGCAATGTCTTTTTCAAGTTGCTTGATTTTCTCCAATTCATCATTCGCTCCGATAATGGCAGAAATCGCAAAGGCATCTCCACGCTTTGCTTGTTCAAAATTGTCGGATATGATTAAGGCGAGTGTTTCTTTTGTCATAATTTTCTTTTCTAGTTTGATTCTATACCTATAAGAATATAGACATTTCCCAAAACCGCAAGGGAAAAATTGTGCGATTATGCACGTATGAGAAAAACTAATACGAGGCGGAGAAATTCTAATGACCACCCCGCAACCCGCATGAACACTGGGCTGGCGGGCGGCGGGCCCCCCCGCCCCGCTGCAGCCCGCTCTATCACTGGGCTAGCGGGCGATGACTCAAAACGCTATACATAAAACGTTATGCATAGACTATACATAGATCACTATGCATAAGCATTAGCTTGAGCCGATGCAGTTGAACCACCAACGCGATATTTGACCAACGATACGATATTTGGCCAACAATACGATATTTGACCCAAAAACAAAAAACCCGCCGAGGAGAACCACCAACCTCGACGGGTTAACCATGTCACCAAAAATTTATTTGTTGCGCATTAAGATGGAGATGCCTGTGCCTATTAAACCAATGCCGAGATAAGCAAGCGAAACAATCAAAACAGCAATTGAGGAAGCAATCATTTTACCAAACAGCTTGGGGTTGATTTAGGCTTGCACCATTACCCTCTTGGATTTTCGCCATGATGGCGGTAATCTGTTCGGGCGATTGCCAGCCGAGAACGTCATCCCACTCCGACAGGTGAACCATATCCTTACCATCGACACCTTCGGTGTTGGCAAAAACGGCAACTTCATAAGTGCCTTCGGCTTGGGAACCATAGAGTCCACCATACTGGGGCTTCTTGCCTCGCATGGTCACAACGGAAACTTGATAGTCGCCAAGGTCAAGGCGAGCCATTAAACCACCATCCACGTTGGGATGGACTGCGAATGCTAAATCATCGAATGTTTTCATGGTAACAATAATGTACTAATTTGAGGTTTTTGTCAAGTTATAATTCGCTGATATATTCGTTAAGGCTTTCGAGGTCGAGAGCCGAATCGTTATAGGCAACTCGGTCG